TTATTCCTCCTCATCGCCCGCAGTCGCTTGAGATTCTGTACCACGGACATAGGAATTGTCGTTTAATTGTGACCACGATTTTAGGCGCTTCCACTCAAAATCTTTGACTGACTCATCACCATCAGCCACTTCTAAAAAATACGGAGCTACTACATCGAAACGACGATTATACATTCTCTCATCGTTATCGTTTGGGCCGTAAAGAGGAGGTTGTTGAAGTGCCTTTCCTGGTTCCGATATTGAACCTGCAATGTAAAGCGAGGCTCTACCTATGATGTTCCTTACGGTACTTCTATTCCACACTAAACTGCCATTTCTAGTTCTATGCTGATTAATTACTAGGCTAGTAATTATCTTTGAAATGCCCCATCCTGCCGCAGTATCTTCTAAAATTTTTCTCACGATTTCGGCTTCTCTAGTCTCAGGCACTAAAAGACCAGGGGAGACTCTTGCCCCTTGAGTAGTGAAAGTATCGTCTATTTTGTACCCAAAAGGCGGAACACCAATCCATCTCCCACTTCTTTTTGCACCCTCTAATCCCATCTTTACACGGCTTGAAATTACTTCCCTTTCCATCTCTGCAAAGGCACCCATTACTTGTATGAAAAAGCGCCCCTGAGCAGTAGTAGTGTCCACTCTTTCTTCGGTTGAAACGAAGTCGCATTCTTTGGTTCTAAGGTCATCTAACCATAGAACCATGTTCCTCAAATTCCTGTGAATTCTGTCTAATTTGTATATGATTACGATCTTCCATTCTGTACCTGCGTTCTCCATCATTTCGATATATCCTGGACGGTGTTCGAAGGCACTTCCTGAACCTGTGTCATGGTAGTGATTTACTACTTCATAGCCTTCAAATTCTGCCTGTTGCTTACATCTTCTAAGTTGTTCTTCTGGCGAATGGCCGTCTTCCTGATATTCTGTCGATATTCTAGTATATACTACTGCTTTCATCTTAAAATCCCCTTTTTGCGTTTTTTACCAAATATGCATCAAATAGGGGGGGTTGAGGGCAATAATTGTCATTTTCTTACAACCCCCCATAAACTTCGTTTAGAACCATAAACGCGATGACTGTTTTTACAAATGACATTAATGTTCTAATTCCTGCCATGGTTCCCATGTTGTCTAGTAACCTTCGTTCTAGCTTCCAGAACCAACTGCGATCATGTTTCATGGTTGAACCTTGGAGGGGATAATGTCGTTTAACAGATGTGGTCGAATAATTAGTAAGGGGTTTATGCACCACAAACCCCCCTATGTAGGCACACATAACGCACAAACCATGTGGTTCACCGCTTACAATTGGGGGGTTCACCCCTAAAATAGTATAATTTTTGTAAATCATTACTAATTGTTACTAATGTATGTAGTTGCATATTGTTGCACATTACGCAACTATAAGATATGGTTCTATGGTTATGCAATAACCATGCAAGCATAACAATACTAAACGCTTAATTGACTATACTTATCCATTATAACCAATGGACATCGTTGGTGCTTTGCTCTCGGCTTTAATTGCTGCAGTTTTGATAATCCTATGCATTTTCTTAATTATACTAATTCTTGCTGTTGGTGCTGTCTGCATTTTTATCGGTGTTGTTTTTTTGGGATGGGTCAGGAATTCTATTATTTTCTGGAGCCACGAGACTTAGATCGTAAAGCAAACAATCTAGGCACGAATTATGCCTGGGGAGAATGGCTTCAAGTTGTCCACATTTAGGGCAATAGGTATTACATTCTGGTATAATCCAACTCATGGACCAGCCTCTCCATCATACATCTCATGGTATTTGTCTATCCATTCTTTGTGATCCATCCAAATGCCATTTAGACCACAAGAGCCCCACCATGCACCGCAGGCTTTGACTCTACTACCATCATCTCTTTCGAAATGCATCCATTTATCTGTAAGGCACCCCCTACAAACGAGTATTTTCATTGATATGCTCCTATGTAATTAAAAATGGAAATTCCAACATTGTGATTAGTTGTTGCCTTTTTTCAGGGGCGGAAGATATGATTTTGAGTTTGTGTTCCGCAGGGATAGCTTCGCATACAGTAATTAAGTGCTGGACTCGGTTGCCGTACTTTACATCGTCTAGGCAATACTGACAAGGCCAAATTGTTCGGTTCATGGAAATCTTTGGGGGAGAAGTAAGTCTATGAATTGATTGGTCAAATACCCCTTCTTTTCCGTTCATTTCTGATTTTTTTCTTCTCTGCAATGTAACATTTTCCACACAAACCACCTAAGCCTGTCACACCTCTAGAACAAGATCTAGGCTTCAACGAACCGCATTTGTTACAGGGCGTAGGCAAATTATCACTTCAATTACCTGTTGTTTTCATTTTCTATATGCCGTAAAGCATATTCTAGAGAGATTCTTTCACCGCATACTCCACAAGTGAGTGTTACCAAATTCCAATCCTCGTTACCGTCACATCGGCAACGAGTTTCGTGCATTTACTTATTCACCTTGTATTCTTGTCAGATTGGACTTGCACACGAATGTCCTGTGCAGTACCTTTTAGGGTCTGCATAGCCTTTCGAACGCGAGTTCCAGCAGCAGAATTGCCCTTGTCGTGCTTTGCAGCATCGCTCTTGGCAGCAGTCAGTAGTTCAATCATTTCATCAACCTTAGTCTCTATAGACATAAATAACCCTAAATGCTGTTGTCCTATAACTGTTCCTTGGTAAAAAGGGCGATTGGAGTACCATAAGGGGAGTTTCTGAATACGGAAAGGCCGTGATGCTCTATGATTCCTCCCTGACCCATTTTTGATTGCCAAATGTTTCTGCCTGGATATTTCTTATTCCTTTTGGCGGCATGAGTAACTTTGTAGCCATCACCTTCTTTTAGTGCAAAGAGAGCTACATCGGCATTCATTTCACTACTTACAGGCCTATACCCATGTTTCTGATAATATGTTAAGAATTCACCCAAAGAGGATGTCCCATCATAGTTTAGATCTATTTCGTTCCACACCCACCTGTCAGATATTCCTAATGACCAGGCAATGCAATTGTAAGTATCATCAAAATCTGAAACCATGCTCATTTCGAGATGTGGGAAATCATCCATGTAAATTTGCCACAAGGCAGGAGGGGTGCCAAATCCTAGGGGTTTTTTTGACCTCACAATAACACACTCCCGACTACCCCAAGAAGCATTAGGAATTGAACGATTCGCCAGTTTAGTATCATTTCGTCTTTTCCTTTGTTAATTGTATCAAGAATCTTATCAACTATTTCATCAACCTTTTCTTCGGTTTCAGGAGATACATTGTGTTCAATCTTAGCAGGAATTTTGAACTGTAGAGTTTCTAGTAGGGTTGATTTTCGACTCATTCGGCCAACTCCCAATCCATCTCTATTTCATTCCACCTATACCTGTTCCCATCTTCTGGCATTTCAATAGGAGATTCCCAATTGCATGTGTCCTCGTTTAATAGCCAAGATAAATAGGGCCTTGGAGAGATAAACGCATCTCTGTTTTTGTCATAAGTATAGCCTACGCCCGCGAACCTTTTTCTAAATGAGGCGCTATAACTTGTCTGAACCCATTCGCCACCTAGATTTTTTTCTAGGAAGTTTTTGCCTAGTAGTTCGTTGTGTCTGCCGTCGGCATCTCTGATGTAATCATCATTTAATACAATTACACGCAATACGATTGATCTCCCATCTATTTCTGCAAAATGAGCCATAATTACACTATCCTATATTTGATGATGACTGTCCCAGAACCGCCATTTCCGCCATCGCCTCTACCACTTGAGCCTGCACCACCGCCACCACCTGAATATTGACCGCCTGCCCCTCCATCCGAGCCACCAGAGGTCGTCTGAGTATTAGCAGTCGAACTTCCATCAGCACCGTTGTTTGTGCCGTCTTTTCCGCCTGCACCACCTGTTGATGAGCCTCTGTTAGATGCTCCGCCACCGCCACCGCCTTGACCTCCGTCCCCTGCAGCGCCACCAGTCCCATACCCAGAGCTTTCTGATTCTCCAGAACCGCCACCGCCACCGCCATAAGATTCGAATGTCCCAATGAAATTCAATTGGATTCCTTTTCCGCCATGTCCGGAGGGGCCATCTTGACCGTCTTGGGCTGAACCTGCACCCCCTCCTCCTGATCTTGATGAAGAAGTGTCTCCGTGATTTCCTCCTTTGAATCCGTCATTTACTATCATCCTCCATCCAGTTAGAGAACTTCCATCTTTTAGGCCAGATAATCCTTGAGCCCCTTGCCCTGGCTCTGGTTGACCACCACCGCCGCCATTTGCTGCGCTGCCATCTGCGAAATCTAAAGGAGCATCAGAGGATTGGTCGCCAGTCTCTCCACCGCCACCACCGCCTCCAAACTTTGCTATTTCTTTGTGTGGGACATTTAATTCAGGCCATGCCCCTGCTAGATCTGCTTGTTGGACAACTGATGAGTTTGTACCTCTGGTGCCTTGAACAAATGGATATTCGCCTCCAGCACCCCCTCCACCAATAATTACTTGATAGGGTTCTGCGCTGAAAAGCCTTCTTTTCATGTGAACAACACCGCCACCGCCACCGCCGCCACCGCCGTCGGCTCCACCGCCGCCACCGCCGCCTACCATGAGAACATCAGCCCAACCTTGGGCTGTGACATCAAATATTGCCGTACCCGTAAATGTGTGAATTCTGTATTGAACACCGTTTTGTTCTGTGTATGTAGTTATATTTCCTCCTGTTGCCTGAATGTCGCTGACTGGAGGATCTTCTAAATGAAATCCTGAACCCAATACATGGATTACTTGATTTGCTGTTGGACTGACGATGTAAACCAATTTTGAATCTGAAACTTTCATACATAATCCTGAACCTCTTTTGAGAGGAAAACCTGTTGTTGAATTTACCTCTGAGTTCCCTATGAATACAACATCAGTATTGTCTCTGTCTGCTTGTACTTCTATGAAATCAACGGGGCCAGTCGATTCTAACGGCTGACTGATGTTCGCCTCTTCGACTGTGGACTTGAATCGTATAATTTGGTTAGACAAATCTGCACCAATTACGAACTCCATACTTATTCCTCTCTCAATTGACCCATTCCCAACCGTTTATGTCCGTAACATACGGTGAATACTTGTTAGTCAGTCTCGTTTGGTAGTTCGCTAGAGATTCTTCGTGAGTAAGCCATGTGTCGAACCACGCAGCATCCCAACTACTTCCCTCTGGTATCTCCCAGGTGTTGATGTCTGCACAAATAACGGTGAATCGGTTATCTTTGGCACAATCAGCCCAAACCAAGTCGATAACATCTTGTTCCTTCTCGATTATCGTCACGCTTGTCACATCATCTGAAGCTAACAATGGAATGTTGATCATTCCAATTCCCAAACCTCCGATGAGAATGTCTCCAGACATACGAGATACCAGCCAATCGTGTTCTGTGTATTCTGCTTCTGTGTCTTGCATTATGTTAACCCAGTTCGTACCCCAACTTCCAGAGTATTTTCTATACAGAACCGTGTAAGGGCCACCAGTCAAGCCCTTGTAGTCAACATAGGTGAGCCATGACTGTTCTCCTGTGGTTGTCGTGCAACTTTGTATCTTGTAGTCTCCGCTTTGCCCATCAAGGATTCCTGTTACTTCCCACCTACTCATTCAATCATCCCTGTAATTTCACATCCAATTCTTGGGCGCTCGTACTGCCTGTGCTGTTTGTTGCCGTGAAGTTAATGTCAAATGATAGTTGTTCTTCACTTTGCCACGCTAAGTAGCCTCTTCCACCACTTACACCATTCACCCTGAATGATGCAGCAGGGGCGAGTGCAGTAGCAGTTCCGTCTTGTGCGGTGCTTTCCACCACATTGCTTATTGATGAAATTCCACTAGAGTCTTCTTGGAAGTTATCGACTGACCATGCGTAGGATGTTCCTCCTGTGGCTTCCCCGTAGGCATACACATACACTAGAGAATATCCTGATGTTCCGTTCGGGTGGACTGCATATTCGTAGGCATCTGAGGAGGAGAAGCTAACTGGGACACCTATTACCAGAGAGTTGCCCGAGAAGTTCGATCCATCCTCATCGAGCCATTGTGCGCTTGATTCTTGGTTCTGAAGCAATACAGCATTGGCGTAGCCGCCACTCGAAGCCGTTGAGATGCGCACGCTCGTAGGCGCAGACGAGCCCGCCTGCGTGGTTCCACTTGCTTCCGATGAGTATGCTCCATCTCCGCCAGGGTCAGTGAATGCCCTAACTCGGAAGTAGTATGTTGTGCTTCCCGTTAGCCCTGTAGCAGAATAAGTAGTACCTGTTTGTGAAGCGATTTGGGAGAATCCTGAACCCGAAGAGGTAGAACGCTCTATCTTATATCCTGCCTCAGTTCCAGTTGGGTTGTTCCATGATAGGTTGATTTGTGAGGAAGATATTACAGAAGCAGAAAGTCCTGTGACTTGATTCGGTAGTGTAAAGGAGTTGGCTTCTGATGTGAAAGCCCCATCGCCATTCGAGTCAACGGCTCTAACCTTGTAGTAATACCTAGTTCCTGCGCTTCTTCCTGTATCATTATATGAGTTAGAAGAAGGTGTAGCAATTTCTGAGAATCCCGAACCCGAAGAGGTTGAACGGTGAACATCGTAAGAGCTTGCCCCAGAAACAGCGTCCCATGAAAGATTGAGTTGCGTAGTGGATGCAGCCGTTATTGCTAGGTTGTTTGGAGCGCCCAAAGTCCCTGCTACATTTATTCTCATTATGTCGTCGTCGTCTTGGTCGGTGTAAAAAATGTAAGTCCAGTCATCATCGAACCAAACCCCTGATAGTGTTGAGGCTTGTGTGTTTAATGAGTCTGAGGATGAGTCGAAAGTGGCTGTTGAAACATCCCAGGCTGTTGAGAGGTTGTACTTGTGCAGTTTGTCACTCACAATATCTGCTACAACGAAGGCGTAGCCATTGCTCTCGAAGTGTATTCCGCCACAAGCAGTCACTTTACTTGAAATATCAAATGTGTTAGTTAGGCTTGCTGTTGATAGGTTGTGAGCAGTGGATAGCGTGTATTGGTATACATTATCAGGGTTGTAACCGACTGCATACATTTCTGTACCATCATTTTTCACAAATCCGTCATAAACCAACGCAATTTGAGAACTCGTGTTGAAATTGCTTACGGCACTTCCCCCTGTGCTAAGATCCCAAGCAGTTGAAAGGTCAAATCTATTTACATTGTTAGTAGAGCGACCAAATGAATAGACTTTGCTACCATCATCAGCAACAGATACCCCTCCAACAAGACCCTCTGGAGGATTTATGTCCAAGTTGTCACCTGACGAGCTACTGACCGTTACATTCGAGTCTATCGTAAATGCTGTCCCCATATCATATTGGATAATGAAGTCGTCGAGAGTTCCCCCCATCGAACCTACTACCATGGTTGAACCGTCGTCTTTTACTACAATTCCACCCATGTAGGTACTTAAGTCGCCACCGTTGTAGTTCTGATCTGTTTGTGAGTTTCCAAGTCCTGAAAGTGATTTAGCCCAAATAGCAGGGTCAGGAGTAGCATTTGCAGTCTCCAATTGCTGAATTGATCCAATCAGCCCTGTCATGTATGCCATTTAATCACCCAATGAAAATCCACTTATTTGCTTCAACACTTATGTATGTTCTAGCGGTTTCATCAGCCATAGCGGAGTGGGATGTCCAGTTGGCAGATATTGTGTTTGAGTTGAGGACAGGAGTTGCTGCTCCGTTTGTGTTGTTGATAATAACAAATTGCTGCCCCACTTCTGCGTTTGCAGGTAAGTTAAGAGTTCCCCCTGTCCAGTAAATCGTCTTTCCTGAATCTGCATCTGTTAGAGTCGTAGTGCTACTGACCGCCTTAACGCTAGTCTTGTAGCCTTGGAACACATTCTTCACGACTGTATCGCTTGAAGTAATCACCACTTGCTCCGTTCCCGTTAGGGTAGCGTCGTTTGCTGCTGCGGAAATTTTCACTTCTGTTGCTGCGTTGAAGTTGCTGTTCCCTCCGCCTATACAGACTTTATTTGTGCCGTCTGAGTTGTACGCATACAAGCCCGCAACATCTTCCTCTGCATTGTGATAGTGAGGGGTCGAAATTGTCATCAGTTTGTTAGTGTCGTTCGTCCTTGATGCTGCTTCAATGTCCGAACCGAAGCTCACGGCAGCGTTTGTCATCGTTAGGCCGTTGGTTTGACCGTGAGTTGAATTGAACTTGAAGTTCGCATTCCGGTTCATTTTCCCGTTGGCATCCCATGTAGGAATCTCATCTGTCCCTGGGCTAATTCCAGAGACAGCAGGTATGAACGGCCCGCCACCGATGTAGGAGAGATAGGTAGTCATGTATTGTTCTAGATCAGTCATTACCGCCTTCTTGGTCGCTCCTGCAGATGTGTCCGAAATTATGATTCCATCGTTTTCGGCTATCGTGAAGGTAACTGTACCAGTATCAGCGTCAAGTTGGTTTAGTTCGTCTGAATCTGCTGTGACCTTGACAGAACCTATTTTTAGCCCCGCCGTACCTGTTGACGCAGGGATTGTGACGATATTCGTAAAGGTAGGGCCGTCTTTGGGAGCGAGACTGGTTGTTGAACCTGTCATGTAACCTGCCAATTCTGTTATTGACACTTTCTTAAGAGCTGAAGCGTCAGTATCGTGAATTACGAAAGTGTCGTCTGAGGCAGGCGAAGCACCGAGGGCGTTCTGACCTGTAATGTCACTAGCGGTGAAGGTGCCGGAAGCAGAGCCTATGTATGTCGCAACATGGGACATGGCGACTTGTTTCATTGTTCCATCATCGTTCACTACTATGCGGTCTGCGTCTGCCAATGAACCGTTTGAGGCGAAGGCATCACTATTCGCTGAACCATCGAGAATGTTGATTTCCGTTGTTGTGATGTTTGCACCGTCTAATATCTCTAATTCCGCTTCCCCTATTACGGCAGAACCGATTGTCAAGCCTGCTGCTGTTACTACGCCGTTGAATGCGGCTGCGCCTGCTGCGCCCATATCTATATCTAAGGCGGTAATTGCGCTGCTACCATCAGTTCCCTTGATCGTGAAGTTCTTATCTGCTGTGCTAACTGTTAGTACAACATCTCCTGCACTCTGATTGGAGATTCCTAAAATTTCTGTGGTGTTGTCTTTGAATGTCCAATCTCCACCGTCTGCATTGAGAACAATATCGTGGGAAGCATCTATTATGAAATTAGAAGTTGTTGTTGATAATGTGTTACCATTCAGAGTTATATTATCGACAGTCAGTTTTCCGCCATCAAGTTGTGTCGCTGTTAGTTTGCCTGTGCTTGGGTTGTATGTGAGATTTCCATCCATTTCGAGCCCATGCGCACCCGTGGCGCTGCCAGCTCCGGCAACGAAGGCTATGAGGTTGCTCTCATTGGTGTCTTCGTTGTCTGTAATCGTGACTGTCGTTGCGACGGTTGCCGTAGTGGCGGTGGTTGCATTTCCGCTTGTGTTCTGATTTCCAGCAGTATTCACACCTGGAAGGTTGATGTTCGCTGTTCCATCGAAGGAGACACCACCAATGTTTCTCGCTGTTTCGAGGGCGGTTGCCGTGTCTGCGTTTCCTGTCACATCACCTGTTATTGCCCCTGCGAAGCCATCTGCGGCGGTTATTTTCCCTGCTGAAATGTCTGCGAGGTCATATCCTGTACCACCTGTGTTTACTGTAGTCCCTGGTTCTGTCTGTAAGCTATCGAAGAAGGTAAATGGATCGCCTGTTGCGCTTACATCTCTGAATATACCTGCGTATTTCGCCGTTCCACTTTCGCCATACTGACCATAGAAACCGAAATCCAAGGCATCAGCACTACTTCCTTGGTCTTTGGCAAGCTTGAGCATGGCATCTGCAATCGCAACAGTAGTCGAATCGACTGTCGTCGTTGTTCCTTCAACCGTTAGATTCCCAGATAGGGTAAGATTGGTGAATTCGGGGCTGTCTCCTGTTCCGACACCTATTGATGTTCTGAGCGTAGCGCCGCTTTCTGCAACAGGGTCGGTGGTTCCGTCACCAACAATCATAGCGCCGTCGGCAAGAACGGCCATTGCTGTTATCGCACCTGTCCCTGAACCAAGGAGA